TGGCTATGGCGCAGGGCGTTGAATATCGCAATGCCGCTGTACACTTCCCCGCCGTTGCTGTTGATACGCACATGGATGCGCCGGCTCACGCGTTCGGCTTCCATCAGTTCCTGGGCTATGCGCCCGCTTTGCACCTCCGTATAGTCTCCGATGTCCCCGTACAGGAATATCGTACTGGTGCCGTCGTCACTCGTTGTAATATTGAAAAATCTGCTCATCGTCATGTCTTTACCAGCGGTTTCCCCGCCTTTCGATGGTGCGAAAATAGAACATTCCCATGGCAACAAGAAACCGCGTCCGCATCATAACGTTTTCTGGCGTTATCATAACGCTGTAACCCGTCATCATGCGTACGCGCTTTTACAAACCCCGCTTTTTCATGCAATTTTGTAACGTGATTTACAACTAAAAAGGACGATTTATGGCAGATTTGACGAATGCCCAGAAAAAGGAATGGGCAAAGACTTTGTACCTCAAGGAAAACCTCACACAGCAGGAAATTGCCGACCGGGTGGGCGTGTCACGGGTGTCCGTATCCAACTGGGTGCGGGCCGGGAAGTGGGAGGAACAGAAGGTGGGGCTTACGCTCACAAGGCAGGAACAGGTGGCTAACCTCTACCGACAGGTGGCCGAAATAAACAAGGCTATTGCCGAACGGCCCGAAGGGGAACGGTTCCCCTCATCCAAGGAGGCGGACATTCTCGGAAAACTGTCGGCAGCCATACGCAACATGGAACAGGAAGTGGGCATTGCCGACATCATCAGTGTCCTCACCGGGTTCATCGATTGGGTGCGGGCAGCCGACCTCGAAAAGGCTAAGGAAATCACACGCCTGGCCGATGCGTACATTAAAGACAAATTATAAAGGAGACAGACCATGAAACAGACTGACAGACTCGCTCTCCTCGATTGGGAGAAGTACAAAGAAGACATCGCAAGGGCTACACCGGTTGACCGGAACATGACGGCAGCCGAACGGGAAAAACACCGGGAATATCTGGAGAAACATCCCATAGAATGGATCAGGTTCTTTTTCCCGAATTATGCCAAATATGAATTTGCCGGCTTCCAGAAAAAGGCTATCCGGCGGATCATTGCACACGACGAATGGTTTGAGGTGCTTTCCTGGAGCCGTGAGCTGGCCAAATCCACCGTCACCATGTTCATCGTCATGTATCTCACGCTGACCGGACGCAAAAAGAATGTGATTCTGACCTCCAACAGCAAGGACAATGCGGTGCGCCTGCTCGATCCGTACCGGGCCAACCTCGAAGCCAACGGGCGCATCATGGCATACTACGGCAAACAGGAACTGCCGGGCTCATGGACCGAGGATGAATTCACCACCAAAGGAAAGGTTTCTTTCCGCGCACTGGGTGCCGGGCAGTCTCCACGTGGTTCGCGTAACGAGGCCATACGTCCCGACGTGCTGCTGGTCGATGACTTTGATACGGACGAGGACACCAAGAATCCGGACATCATCCAGAAGCGTTGGGACTGGTGGGAAAATGCGCTGTACCCCACACGTTCCATTTCTGAACCTACACTGGTCATCTTCTGCGGCAACATCATTGCCAAGGACTGCTGCGTGGTGAGGGCAGGCGAAATGGCCGACTCCTGGGACATCGTGAACATCCGCGACAAAAACGGTTTTTCCACATGGCCGGAAAAGAACTCGGAAGAGGACATCGACCGCACACTGTCCAAAATATCCAAAAAGGCGGCACAGGGAGAATATTTCAACAACCCGATTTCCGTGGGAGAGGTATTCGAAAACATTGCATACGGCAAGGTTCCGGCACTCTCCAAATTCAAGTTCCTCGTGGTGTATGGCGACCCGGCACCGGGCGAAAGCAAGGGTAAGAAAGGCAAATCCTTCAAGACGGTTTCGCTCTGTGGCAAATTGGGTGGCAGGCTTTACGTCATCAAGACTTTCCTGGCACAGGCGCTCAATGCGGAGTTCATTGACTGGTATGTCCGGATGCTTGAATTTGTCGGGGGCAAGACCAATGTCTATTGCTACATGGAGAACAACAAGCTGCAGGACCCTTTCTTCCAACAGGTGTTCAAACCGCTGGTGGCAAAAGTACGCCGCGAACAGAAGATTGCGCTGTTCATCCGGGGCGACGAGGAGAAGAAGACGGACAAGGCTACGCGCATCGAGGCCAACCTTGAACCGCTCAACCGCGAGGGGAACCTCATCCTCAACGAGGCTGAACGGGACAATCCGCACATGAAGGAACTGGAGGATCAATTCAAGTTGTTCACCCTGACCATGCGCTATCCGGCCGACGGACCGGATGCGGTCGAAGGGGCGAACCGTATCATTGACGAACTGATCAGGCGCATTGAACCGCCCGTATTCCGATCACGGAAGGATGTAAGAAAACGGAATAAGAAAAGATTATGACAACTCTAAAACAATAGGACTATGAGCAAATTTGTTGAACTTACCGATTACGATGCGAGCATCCACCGAGACATCCTCGACGCACTGGTTCGCGAAGACGAAACGGTCATTGAGGTTTGCGAGGACAGGGCCATTGCCGAAATGCGGTGTTATCTGGGCAAACGCTACGACTGCAACAAGATTTTTGCAGCCACCGGCGAGAACCGTAACCAGCTCGTGCTGATGATGGTCATCGACATGGCGGTCTATCACATCTTCTGCATCCACAACCCGCAGAAACTTTCCCAGGTACGCAAGGATCGTTACGAACGGGCGGTGGAATGGATGAAGGCGGTGGCCGACGAGGACATTTCAATCGAAGGGGCTCCGCTGCTGCCCGAGGAACAAAGGGCGGGCAGGTCGGATTTCCGCATTCAAAGCAACCGCAAACGAACGAACCACTGGTAAAAAGCAAGCATCATGAAAAAGAAAAACAGAAAAAACAACAAAGCCGGCATCATCACCGTAGGGGGAAACTTCACGTTGCCGGGACAAAAGAGACCGAATGTGATTGTGCTCACACAGCCCAAACGCTTCGGGCTGGACATTTCCGACTACATGGCAGCCGTAAGGGTGGCCGAGAATGTCGATTTCTCGCGACGTTACAAACTTTATGACCTCTACGAGGACATTCTGATGGATACCCACCTTTCCTGTGTGCTCGAAAAGCGAAAGAATGCCGTGCTGTGCTCCAACATGGAATTCCGGGTGGACGGGAAGCCCGACGATAAAATCAACGAACAGATACAGTCGCCCTGGTTCAACCGGCTGGTGGGTGACATCCTTGATGCGAAATTCTGGGGCTTCTCGCTCTGCCAGTTCTACAAGCTGCAGGAGTGGGTGGATTATGACCTGGTACCACGCAAGCATGTGGATCCGGTCAGGGAACTCATCCTGCGCCACCAGACGGACATTACCGGCCATTCCTGGAATGAATATACCGACCTGCTGTTTGTGGGTTCACCGTCCGATTTGGGGCTGTTGGCCAAGGCTGCACCTTGGGTCATCTACAAACGTAACACTACGGGCGACTGGGCACAGTTCTCCGAGGTATTCGGCATGCCTATCCAGGAATATATCTATGATTCCGACGACGACGAGTCACGCCAGCGGGCCATGGAGGATGCGGCCAATGCCGGAAGTCTGGCGCAGTTCTTCCATGCCAAGGACACGGAACTCAAACTCACGGAAGCCGGAAACAAAACAGGGTCTGCCGATGTCTATGAACGCCTCTGCGAGCGGTGCAACAACGAAATTTCCAAACTGATACTGGGCAATACGCTGACCACCGAATCGTCCGAAAAAGGCACGCAGGCTTTGGGTACGGTTCATAAGAAAGTAGAGGACAAGGTACTGGAGGCCGACCGGAAGTACGTGCTCAACGTGCTGAATTACGACATGACGGACATTCTGCTGCGCATGGGCATCAACACCGAAGGGGGTACGTTCTGTTTCCCCGAACCGAAGGAAACGGATGCCGGTACCAAAATATCCATCCTCACGCAGCTGAAGAAGAACTTCAACATCCCCATCGACGACGACTATCTCTATGAGGAATTCGGTATCGACAAACCGGCCAATTACGAGCAGCTGAAGGCGGAACAAAAGACGGCTGAACAAGCCGACCAGATTCCAAGCCCGAAGAAGGAGCCGGAGCCAGCGAATAAGGGACGGGATGATGAACCGACACCGAAACAGAAAAGAAACTTCCGGAACTGGCTCAAAGGTTTTTTCGTGAAAGCCCCGGCAGACGGGGCAGCTTTAGACTGGTAGTCGACAGACTGTATGCGGCTGATAATGGCAGCATCTCCATGGAGTTTGACTTCTCCGAAGAGATGCTGCGGCGTGCCTTGCTGAACATATACAGCAGGGACTTTCATCCGGCAACCGAAATCGAAATCAACCTGTTCAATGAAATATGGGCAAAGATGGACAAGGCGGCAAAGGAAGGGTTCAGCAAATCCAAGGCCATTACTCCGGACGAGGATTTCAGAAATGCCATACTCCGGAACAATGCCGTATTCTCGGCATTCAAGGTACATCGTATGCAGAATGACATGGCACGACTTTTATTGGATTCAAACGGCATTTTAAAACCGTTCGACAAATGGGTACAGGAAGTCTTGCCCATTGCTTCCCATCAGGTTCGTCACTGGCTGCGGACGGAGTATGATACGGCGGTCATCCGGGCGCATCAGGCGGCTGACTGGCAACAGTTCCTGCGCGAACGCGATATTCTGCCCAACCTCAAATGGCTACCGTCCACCTCCATTCATCCGGGGGCTGACCACCGCCCGTTCTGGAATACCATCCGGCCGATTGATGACACGTTCTGGAACATCCACCGACCGGGCGACCGGTGGAACTGCAAGTGCGACCTCACTGCCACCGACGAGGAGCCGACACCACTTCCGGACGAAGACGACAAGAACAAGCCCCAGCCCGGACTGGATAACAATCCGGGAACGGACGGCAAACTGTTTTCCGACAATCATCCATATCAGGCAGAAGCCCACAAGGGTGCCCAAAAAGCGGTGGATAAACTTATGGCCCGTATTGACGAGATGATTGCGGAAATGCCGGACTACCTTACCGGGGAGGAAAAAATGGCCATTGCCCGGAACAACCTCGAAATGGAAAAGGCTCTTAAAATCAAAAAAGGAAAACCTATGGATGTGGATAAGGCGGACAAACAGAATGCAAATCCCAAACATGTGGAAGAGTATATTTTGGATTCCAAAGGAATATACCGCGATAAAAGGGGAAACAGATACCGGAAGAACAGCGATTACGATAAAAAACGGGATACTCCATACAGTATCAACTGCCAGACTTGCGCACCGGCATACGCTTTACGATTACGTGGATGGGATATTACCGCCAAAGGCAATGTCGCAGGGTCTAAACTTGAATATCTGAGTAATGGACGTGCTTTTGAAGTCTGGAAAAACACCGACGGTACTCCGGCGCAACATATAAGTATAAACAGCTGGCTTGCGCACAAAGGATACCTGAAAATGACCCCTAAAAGGTACATGGAGTATTTCAATGAGGTATGTAAGGAAGAAGGCGTGTATGAATTGTGCATCGGCTGGAAAAGTGGAGGAGGTCATGCTACAATCCTGCAACGGTTTGCGGATGGTGAACTAAGGTATATCGAACCCCAAAGCGATAATTCTGCCGGTTCAGGAATGGAATGGAAAGACGTAAAATATTTATGTGAAATAGGAGCTGCGACTTCCCACAACTGCAGGGGAGTCCTGAGAATTGACAATAAGCTATTCGATGTCTCCTTCCTCGATATTTTCGATACATGAATCGATAACGTCAAGGGATAACGGACCGGTTATTTCGGTTGCGTCTTTACCGTCATACAGATAGACGAAAGGATAACCGGTACAGGAGTCCCCCGGAAACTTGAACACATAGGCTTCCTGGCCTTCATAAATACCAAGGTATTCGAAGGTGTCACCGTATTGCTCAATAAGTACACGGGCCTCGTTCTTTACTTGTTCCGGTATATTCATAACGCATAAAAGGCATATTGGAAGCCTCGGTTGCAAAGTTATAAATTATTCTTGAATTACTGATGATTATGGACATAAAAGATTTTACGGAAATGATAAAGCGGAAACGTGACAGGCTGGACAGTATGATGCGCCGCAAAATGCCAGTCATGGTAGGACGAATGGCCAAAGACCATTTTCAGGATAACTTCCGGCAGGGTGGATTTGTCAATGGCGGTCTTCACCCTTGGCCCAAAGCCAAACGGCTGTCCTCGGGAGGTTCCGATGCCGCCAGCAATTATGGAACGCTGCTCTCCGGCAGGAAACATCTGTTCAAATCGGTCGGATATACACCTGCAGACTACCGGGTAAGGGTATTCAACGAGGTGGTCTATGCACCCATCAACAACTGGGGCGGGGAAATCGATGTCACCGTCACAGACCGCATGAGGCGCTTTGCATGGGCCAAGTTCTACAAGGCTTCGGGAAAAAGAAAAAAAACCGGCACAGGGCAAAAGAAACGCGTCAAACGACGTTCCAAGCCGAAGGAACTGAATCCGCAGGCACAGTTCTGGAGGAACATGGCGCTTACCCAAAAAAAGAAACTGCACATCCGCATCCCGCAGCGCCAGTTCATGGGCGAAAGCGAAGAATTGAACCGGCGTATCCGGGAAAAGGTGGACCAGGAAATTACCAACATTTTAAACCAATAACGATATGGACGAAATTTTTATCGCAATCATGGAACAGATTGCACAGGAAATGCCGGAACTCTCTCTCATCGACGAGGACTACGGACAATTGGAAATGGGAGCAGAAGAAGACCAGTACCCGGTCACTTTCCCTTGTGTATTAATCGGAAATACAAACTCCGACTGGCACGACCTCGGATACGGGGCACAGAAAAGCGAATCCGCACTGACCGTCCGGCTGGCCATCGATTGTTACGACGATACAAGCTACGCATCCGGCACGTATGACAAGGTGAGGGAAAGGCAGCAGCTGGCCAAGAAATTATACAAGTCGCTGCAGTGTCTGCAATGCACGGACAACGCTTCGCCGCTGGTACGCGAGAAAAGCCGTTCGTATGCCATGCCGCATTACATCAAGGTCTATGAAATGACGTTCTCATTCACACTGCACGATGAATCGGCCATGCCGTCATCTTATGGGGAATAGTTCCAGCTGGGCGGCAGTCAGACGGGGGGCTTTCACCTTGGGAACAGGCTTCAGATTGTAGTCTGTTCCCTCACGTGATTTCCGGCGGATGATGGTCATGATACGTTCCTCGGATATAAAGAATTCGCGCTCCGACAACACTTTTAAAGCATCGTCGAACCGCAACCGCTGTATTTCTGTCCAATAGTAGTAACGACGGCATAGTGCCTCGTCACGCAGCTTGATCAGTTCTTTATCCCGTCCTTTGCCCATACATTTTATTTCTCTTACAAAAATAACTGATTTCCATCTATTTTAAGAACAAAAGCGCCGCAATTATAACAACTGCGGCGCTTTCTGTTTATAGGGTTAACGGGTTTCGGCTACAAACGGCAGAAACTGGGTTCAATGCGGGTCCATACGCCGTTTTCAGGGTTGCGGCGGCTGAAGTAGTAGTTGGTGGCATTGCGCTGCACTACATTAGCTTCCTTGAACAGGCGCATGATGTCTGCATACTCTTCATCGAACTTATCTTCCAGTTCATACAGCTTTGAAATGCTCTTGTAGTCCAGGTCGCCCATCTTGTTGCGCTCCAGCAGGGTCATGGCCATCTGATACATCGGATCATCAGAACCTTTCTCGCTGTTCTGCATGTAGCGCTTCAAATAGTCAATCAGACGGTCGGCTGCCATGTCGGCTCGTTCATCGAAGCCTTTCACCTTGTTGCTTTTCACTTCCAGACGGAAGTCTCCGTCCGTAATGGTATAGCTGCGCTGTTCGTCGCTTTTCACCTGGCCGTATTCCTTCATCACCTTGGTAAAGGCATCGGCTTCTTTTTCCAGCC